AAGCACGGAGTATTTGAGCACGAAGATATGAAGTATCCTTGGTTTGCACCGAAGATGCAAGTCTTTGAATCTGGAGAGGTTCAGGATATGTGTGGAGAGGATGTAAGCTTCTGTCTGGATGCAAAGGAAGCAGGATTTGAAATTTGGTGCGATCCTCGCGTGCGCGTCGGACACGAAAAGTCAAGGGTTATTTGATACGATGACAGATAAGTATACGATTCTCCAAAACAACAAAGTTTTATATAAGGACTTGACGGAGGAGGAATACTTTGATATGATGGAGGACCTGTCGGTAGAGTATTATCAGACAGGTTTTCCAAGACCACAAGATCTTGAGACTAAAATTACTAGGGAGTATTAATTATGGCAATGCGTAAAGGTGGCGGTTATGTTGAAGGCGCTCCGAAGAAAACTCGTCAAGGAATGGGTGCTCATACCAAGTATGCCGCGACTTCTCGCAATAAAGCAAAGAAGAAGTATCGCGGTCAAGGTAAATAAGATAGTTACTTAAGTCTTATGAGTTGTCTCATCACCAATCTACCATCTGTTGAGGTATGGGTTCGTAAAGAATATCTTACAGACCATCAGAGTGGGCACGGTGAATTTGTTAAGGGCGTTTGGGTTTCGGCAAAGTCGATTCCTGGACGCGCTTTTTATTTTGAGACTTATTTACCAGAATATGCGGCAATGTATGATAAGTTGCCTATCAGTGCCTTTTTATCTCGTCCAGAACTACCTAACCCTGATATGAACCTACCAAATCTACAGTTTTGGAACTGTATGGATTATGGTGTTGTTAGTGTCGTTAAAAGATTTATTGGTAGTATGGATTTTGAGTGCTATACACGCGACTTTGGAATCCAAAAAGGTACTTATGTTTGTACAATTGACAATTATCACCGTGATCCAGATATGGTAGACTGGGCAACCAGTGAAAATCCTGCCGAACACAAGTCTCATAACCTGATTGAACTGAATAATGGACAATTTGCACTATATCCAAACAATCGATTACGTATTTTTGATAATAGTCTGACACCTGCCGAACCAAAAATGCCAGATTTTAAGGTTTCTACCCAATATTATCAGGTAGAGTGTGGTTATGAACGTCTTGGGATGGGAAATGAGGACGAATATCACTGGAAGACTGCTCAAGAGCGTGAAATAAATACCGATAAGGGATAGCAACCCCTCTAAAAGTTCTGTTTTTAACGAAACAGGAGCTAAAATGGGAAATCATCACCAGGTTGACAAGGGAGAATTGTTCATAGAACAAGGAATGACCCTTATTACTGAGGTAGAGAGTGAGAAATACCTCAGAAAAGCATCAAAACAGAGAAAAATTACTCAAAATGAAGAACTCTACCCAATTCCAGACGATCGTTTAGAGCGTCCTTGCGGTGGTGCTCATGGTTTTGATGATTTTGTTGAAAGGTGGCATGAGTAAATATAAATAAAATCAAGAAAACTCTAGTCTAATGGCAGAACAAAGGATATCCAGATCATTTAAAGACATCAGTTTATCCTTTGTTCCTCATCCAGTGACAAAGGATCTTCAAATTCTAAAAAATGAGAACGCGATTCGTAGATCTGTAAGAAATATTGTAGAAACTATTCCAACAGAAAGATTTTTTAACTCATTATTGGGTTCTGATGTTAGGAATAGTTTATTTGAATTTGTTGATTTTGGTACTGCATCTGTTATTGAAAATCAAATATTGGTGGCAATAGAAAACTTTGAATCAAGAGTTGAAAATGTAACAGTCGAAGTTAATCCATTACCGGATGAAAATTCATTTGATGTTACGGTAACATTTGATATTATAGGACAAGAGTTTCCAACACAAGAATATTCATTCCTCCTAGAGGCAACAAGATAAAAAATGCCTTTTACTAAATTTACAAATCTAGACTTTGATCAGATAAGAACCTCAATCAAAGACTATCTTCGATCTAATTCCACTTTTAGTGACTTTGATTTTGAAGGCTCAAACTTCTCTGTCTTGATTGATACTCTTGCATATAATACCTATATTACTGCATTCAACAGTAATATGATTGTCAATGAGTCTTTTTTAGACTCTGCAACTCTTCGTGAAAATGTAGTTTCACTTGCAAGAAATATTGGTTATGTACCCCGCTCTAGAACGGCAGCAAGGGCAGTAATATCCTTTAGCGTAACAACCGATGAGGACACACCTACACTAACCCTCCGGAGGGGTCTAGTATGCGTTGGTAACGCAAATGACACATCATATACCTTCGCAATTCCAGAAGATATTACAACAACTGTGGTTGATGGAGTAGCCACATTTAATGAGATAACAATATATCAAGGAACATATCTCACAAAAAGATTTACTTATGATGGATCTTTAGACCAAAGATTTATCCTCAACAACTCATTTATCGATACTTCCACTATCAGCGCATACGTTAGAAAAACAACTGAAAGTGGATTGGGCATCGAATATTCCGAAATATCTAATATATTAGAAACAACATCGTCATCAAGAATTTATTTGCTACAAGAAGTTCAAGATGAAAAATATGAACTGAAGTTCGGTGATGGTATAATTGGCAAAAAACTTGGTGATGAGGTTGGATCAGATGGTACGATAATCACCGTAAATTACATTACCACTGATGGAGAGGATGGTAATGGTGCTAATTTATTCGTCTTTTCTGGAAGTTTAGTAACTGCTTCTGGTGGACTCATAAACCCAGGAAATATAACCATTACAACAAATCAATCATCTCAAAATGGTTCGAATATAGAATCAATTGACTCTATTAAGTATTATGCACCTAGAATTTATTCTTCACAAAATAGAGCAGTGACTTCTAGAGATTATGAAGCCATTGTCAAGAGAATATATCCAGAAGCAGAGTCTGTTGCCGTTATTGGTGGTGAAGAACTTGATCCACCAGAATTTGGTAATGTAGTTTTAAGTATAAAACCAAAAAATGGTAGTTATGTATCCGATTTTAATAAATCTCTAATCTTAAATAATTTAAAGCAATATACTGTTTCTGGTATTAATACAAGAATTATTGATCTCAAAATACTTTATGTTGAAGTAGATTCATCTGTTTATTATAATACTTCTCAAGTGTCTAATTTTGAGACATTAAAAACAAGTGTTATTAATAACATAACAAAATATTCAAATTCTTTAGATCTCAATAAATTTGGTGGAAGATTTAAATATAGCAAAGTTTTAAGTATAATTGACAATACTGATACTGCAATTACATCCAATATAACTAAAGTGATAATACGGAGAGATTTGAAAGCATCTCTCAATCAATTTGCACAGTATGAACTTTGTTTTGGCAATAGATTTCACGTAAATTCTAAAGGATATAATATAAAATCTACAGGATTTAAGATATCTGGAGATGTTGATACGGTCTACTTGACGGACATTCCAAATTCTGATCATAAGACTGGTATTATATCTGTTGTTAAAACTTTATCCGATGGGACACAAAAAGTGGTTAGTAAGTCTGCTGGAACTGTCGATTACGTAAAGGGTGAGATCAATTTGGGATCAATTAATATAATTTCAACAAGCAAACCTAATGGAATAATTGAAATACAAGCTTTTCCAGAATCAAATGATGTTGTTGGTTTAAAAGATCTTTATCTATCATTTGATGTTTCTAAAAGCACAATAAATATGGTAAGGGACGTAATTGCTTCTGGTGATGAAATAACAGGAAATACATTTACTAAAGATTATTATACGTCAAGTTATTCAAACGGGAATTTAGCAAGAAACTAATATGATACAGACTGGATTTGAATCTAGAGTTAAGGTTCAACAAATCATTGAGAGCCAACTTCCAAGTTTTATATTGGATGAAAATCCAAATGCGTCCGAATTTTTAAAGCAATATTACATATCACAGGAATATCAAAGTGGACCGATAGATATTGCCGAAAATCTTGATCAATATCTAAAATTAGACAATCTTACACCAGAAGTAGTCGTTGATAGCAGCACCCTATCTTCCGATATAAATTCCAGTGAAACTAATATTTCTGTTTCAAGCACCAAAGGTTTTCCTAGTAAGTATGGTCTTTTAAAAATTGATGATGAAATCATTACATATACTGGAAT